GACCACAAACCCGACAAGGGTGAGAAAACATAATTTGCTACCATAGTTGTCATTAGACCCAACCTTTCAGATTATTATTAGCTTTTGTATTTGCTATTGTATCTACTGACCGGGCGATTGAATAGATGTCGCCTCTGCAAAGACCAATATCAGCTAAGTCATTATCTGATAGTCTGGATAACTCTTTTTCAGTTTCACGGATCGCTTTACGATGCGCTCTATGCTGACTAAGAGATCTTAGTGTTTCTATGATAAGTTCAATTGCCCTCGTTGAGTAGCTGTGGGCTGCTAGTATTGCTTGTGTCATTTTCGTTCCTCGTTTGACCAATATTGATTTTACGAGGACGCATTTCTTCTGGAATGACATACTGCAATTCAATTGCCAGAATACCATCCTGAATATCTGCTCCGTTTACATTTACATGTTCGGACAGCCTAAAGGTTCGTTTAAATTTCTTTGTTGAAATGCCACGATGGATAAATTCTCTCCCTTTAGAGACGTGTTCCCCTATAACAGTCAAAGTTCTATCTTTAACTTCTACAGATATTTCATCCTGTGTAAACCCAGCAATAGCTAGTTCAATCAAGTATTCTTGATCTCCAGCTTTAATAATATTATGTGGGGGATAATGGTCTTGAGCATGTTTTGCAGTGAACTCTAGTTCATTGAATAGATGATCGAAACCAACAAAGGATGACCGCGGGAATAGTGTGTGTAAGCCTGTCATTGTTATCTCCTTTTGAGCAAGCAAGATTATATTGCGACCGGATTATTCCGCATCGCAATACTATATATAATGAATTAGCTATATTTTTAAGGTATAGCTGCTATTTATTTCCGATGTTATACTTCGGACACAGTTCCCATTGATCTTTGTCTTTAAAAGAAATAATTTTTATTTGCCGCAAGGGGGCAGTAGGTAATTCTTCTTTTTTAACAAAATCAATGAGTCCCCAATCGCTTAATAGCGTAGCGATGGTATTTCTACGAGCAACGTCGTTTTCTTCTAAATTGGCTTTTTTTCCATCTAGTAAGAATAATTCTTTAAAATGCACAATAAAGTACCGGCCTTGTTTATGCAAAATGTGGCAAGACTGATAAAGCTTTTTATCTTTTCTAGATGCCACTCCGATACGAGTTAATGTTTCGCGAACCTTTAAAAAGTCATCAGGTTCATTTAGCATGATTTCCAACATATCTGTTGGACTCCATTCAACAATATTATTTTCTTCTTCCACCACGACTCACCTTTTCTTTTATAATTTTTATTTTTTCTGGTGATAAAAGTGAGAGAACTTCGCGGGCTCTTGTATTATTATATCCATAGTACTCTTTAATCACTTCAATATCACTGTGTGTTTCAGGTTTATTCCATTTCGAAAAGCGCTTGCGTTTTCTGATAGTATTTATAAAAAAGTGAAATTGTAGTTTTTTGCCAACATGATGATATTGATTCATCACATTTGCGAGTACTGCGGTGTCATAAAAATAACTAAGTCCGCGATTAACCATGAAAGAATTATAAGACTTTTCAGCCTCTTCACCTATCATGATATCATCTTTAGTGTCGTTGATTGCTTTTAAATAATCAAAGTGGTTCATAGATAACCTGCAATTGTTTGCATGCGCATAACATCCATAACAATGTCATGGCGTGGATCATGGTGTACGAATTTTTCATTGAGTCCTTCAGGGATAAACTTATCATCAAGGCCGCTTCCCCATGACATACCGTCTATTGTAGAACGAGTGTCACGAATAATCCACCAAGGATATGGTACACTATATCCGAAGGTTTGTACAATACTTTCTAAGACAATTGGATCAAAGCCATTGCCACGAGTATATACCTTTTTAAGATCTAAACCTTTTGAGTAATCAGAAAAGAACTGCCACAATTCAGTAATAGATCTATCTTCATCAGAAGGCTCTAGTTGAATTCGAGCCTCAGGTTCTTTACGTTGCCACCATTCAAGTGTAGACTTATCTATTATTCTATTATATTTTTCTACTTGTTCAGCTACATTAAATTTAATAAAACTAGTTTCTGCTAATAAATCTTCATACTCATATGGTTCATCGACGTATTTAGTCTCATCGAATTTTAAGATTGCCATTGACACTGCAGCACCGGTCTGTGCAGGCCCAAGTGTTTCAAAATCATATATCAAGTTCATTTGAAATTCACCTGTGCCATAACTTCGGTCATGCATGCAACTAGATTAATTTCATGGTCAGCAACAAACGCATCTTTATATTGATAATCAGCAATAATAAGAACGAGCTGTGGTATTGATTGATCATCTACGTAATCAAACATAGAGTCGTAAAGCCCACGAAAGATAGCTGCCGGTTCAATATCAATATTATCTGTAATCCATTTACGCATCTTTTTAAAGTCTTTAGCTTTTAGAAAGGATGCAAGAGAACCAAAGCTATCAACACTTGAAACTGTTGTTTGGCTAATAGAATTTCCACTAATGCCGGTTCGTTGTGCTTCATTTAGAACACGACGCCAATCTGGTGCATGTTTCATAATTAGGTCTGCTAAACCTTTACTATCAAACGATACCTCTTCTTTATACAAGATATTAGCGAGGCGATCCATGAACGCGCCACAGAGTTGAACCATATCTTTTTTTGTAGTATTAAATTCATACACACCACATCGCGAATGCAAAGGTTCAATGATCCGGTTTTTGAAATTACATGTAAGAATAAATCTGCAATTATCTGAGAACTCTTCTATAAATCCTCTAAGTGCTGGCTGTGTTGATTGAGGATTAAGATAATCAGCCTCGTCTAAGATACATACCTTGTATCCTCCTGACAGTGAAACTGTAGATGCGAACTGTTTTATTTTTCCTCTGAGGGTGTCAATGTTACCTTCTTCTGATCCATTGATAATAATATAGTCTAGGCCAAGCTCTTCACATAAAGCTTTGGCCACCGTAGTTTTTCCAAGACCAGCAGATCCGGCAAAGAGCATATTAGGAACTTCACCGGCATCTACTATGTTTTGAAATGTAGATTTTAAACGATCAGGCAGAACGCAATCAGCGATCTTGCTTGGTCTGTATTTTTCTACCCATAAAAAGTCTTTCATTCACTTACTCCATAATTTATTTTAATATTATAACACGACTTTTGTATGGTGTACATCATTCTGATTCAGCGGCTTCCTCCTGCTCTTTTTCTTCACATAGTGCAGTAAGTTGAATACATTGATCTCTGAGTTGACCAATGGTAGACAATTCTTCACCACGAAAACCTCCGCGTTGCACTACCGCATCAATAACAGCTACTGTTGATCTTGATGTTCGCGTTGCAAGTTCATAAACTATTTCTGACATATTATTCTCCTTTATTTGTATGTCGAAGTTTTTTCGAGTGCTAACCAATATGTTAAGTCAACACCTTCTTGAATTAAACTAAATTGTGAAATAAGCCTTGATGATATTGAGACATCATAATTGCCAGGAATCATTTGCATGTTTTTAATATTTAGAATAAAGTTAAAGTCGCCGGCACTCTCACCAGGAACATCAATAGAATATGTATTAGATGTTGCGTTATCAATATCGACAACTGTGAGAGTAATTACACCATCACCTGGCGTAATAGACAGCTGATCATGCCCTAGGGCAGAAGCAGCCTTTTTGATACGTCCTAATGTATCTTGATCAAGAACAAACTTAACTTCTGGATTAGGCATTTCAATTGCCTTAGTAGGAGAAGTAAGCATGTCAATATCAGAAAAGAAGTATTTAATTTTTGATCGACCAGATACATCACCCACTGTTACATGAGTTTCATCAAATTTTAGGTTAGTTGTATCAAACAAACTAAGTACTGATAAAAATTCTGATAGATCATAAATTCCAAATGCTTGTGGAAAGTTTTCTGAAACTGTGGCTCGAACCAAAACATTCTTAGCTTCCGACATTGACATAATACTATTGCCACCTCGGATAACTAAGTTTGGATTGATAGAAGAAAAGTTTTTCAAGATTTGCATAGTAAAGTTGGATAGTTCCATTTCAATTTCCTTTTATTTTACTAAAGTTTTTCTCTTTGTGAAATTCTAATTTATTTTCGAATTTCCCTTCAAGAATATCACCTTTGTGACTAATCACAAATACGTTTGTATCATCCCCTAAAGTATGAATAATTTTCATAAGATTATCCACACCCTCATAATCTAGAGATGAGTCAAAAGTTTCATCCAATATCAATAAGTTTGTTGATACTGAATTTTTCATCTTGGCTATTTGACGCCAAGTAAAGAGTAATGCCAAGTCAATACGTTGTTTTTCACCTTCAGAAAATGATGCATAAGAGAATGAATCTCTATGCCGTGACCGTATTGTTTCGGCAAATGCTTCGTCTAAATTAAACGAAACAAAGAAGTCAAGCACTTGTAAATACTTGTTAACTAGATTGTTAATTACAGGTAAATACTGTTTGATAATTTTTGTTTTGATTCCTGTATCTTTTAGCATCTCTAGCATTGTAGTATTATACAACACTGATTCATTAAAGTACAATCTTTTTTCAAATAAATCATCTTTTAATTTTTTAAGAGCTTTGAGCTCATCATTTGATTTACTTAAATCTCCACTGGATCCCCGTATTTGTTCAATCGAGCTATTGATAGATTTAATTTGTTCTTGTAACCGACTAATCGTCTTATTGTTAGAATTAATAACAGAGGTTTTATCTCTAATTTCGCCTGCGGTATTTGTGAGCCTTTCAATAGTTGATTCCACAGTAGCCGACTTTTCATTGACATCACATACGGCACTGTTAAGTTCTGCAGCTTTTTCTTTAGCGGTTGCCAACTTGGTGTCTCTAACTTCCGTACTAATATCTTGGGTACATGTGGGGCATGTATCATTTTCTTCGTAAAACTTTGTTTCTTTGACCAGTGTTTTGATTTTTTGATTGAACTCGGCTTGATAGTGTAATAGGCTTTGCCTTTTATCGTGGTTTTCTTTGAGATCTTCTTGGAGCCCATCGGACCTTTCTTCGATCTCAGCTGATAATGAAACATTTTCGGATTGAAAGGAATCAATTTCTTTCTGTGCATCGCTGATGTCTGATTCTTTACTATTGATTTGTTCAACTGATAAAGCCTCCACTTCTTTTATGTATTTATTTTGAAGATCTATTTTTTCATTATTAAGCTCTGTATCATACTCAACTGCCTTCAAATTATCCTTGAGGATACCATTCTTTTCTTTTAAGATCTGATTCATTTTAGAGAATACATTAATGTCCAGAAGATCCTCAATTACATCACGGCGGTGTTGCGCCGGAAGTTGCATAAAGGGAATGAAGGAGGAGGACCCGAGTACAACTATCTGATGAAAGCTTTTATGATTAAGCTTTAAGATGTTTTGCTCGAGGATCTTCTGGTACTCTTTGGAGTGTGACGATTGATTAATCATCACCCCATCTTTCCATATTTCAAATATGTTTGGTTTAATGCCACGTACGACCTTTAATAGAGATCCAGAGGCATTGAATTCTACTTCTACAACACAAGCTTTATTATTAATAGAATTAATAAGCTGTGGTTTACTAATATTTCGATGGGCTTTACCAAATAATGCAAAGGCCAAAGCATCAAGTAAAGTAGATTTTCCTGCACCATTATGTCCAACAACCAATGTTGTTTTATGTGAGCTAAAATCTACTTCTGTAAATGAATTGCCTGTTGATAAAAAGTTTTTCCATCTTAATTTTTTAAATGTTATCATTCATTTCATCGCGATAAAGTTTTATAGCGAGCTCCTCAACGTTTTCTTCATAACCTGTATTACCACATTCTATCAAGTAATGAGCCCTTTGTAAATAGCCAATTTTGTCTGCACGCGATAATTTTTTCCATTGATCTAAAATATTCATGCAACTTCCATTGTTTGAGCCTCAAGCATAAGATCATGCATACGGCTTTTAATAAGATCTTTATCTAAATCTGTATCAACATTATCAATATACGTATTGAGAAGTGTAGATGTGTCTTCTAATGATATACCATCATCAACAACGCTAGAACCTATAAATTCGTTGAAATTTTCTGCTATCTTTAGTTCATGTATTTTTCTGGCTTGAATCCTATCAATAAATCTATCAAAAGCAAAATGGTCAGATTTATTAATCACCATCAACTTTACAAATTTATTATCTAAAATAGAAGTATCAAAATCCCTATAATCATTAATGCTGTCATCATATCTGATACGATGGAACAAAGTATGTGGGTTAGCCACTGGAGTGAGAGTCCTATCGTTTGTATCAATGATATGGAAATATTTCTGATCGTGTGCGTCATTCCAAAAAAACTCCAGTTGTGATCCAAGATATGTGATATTGTCTTGTTCTGATTTAGTATGAAAATGGCCGGATAATACTTTTTCAAATCGGTCGAAAAGATTCTTTTTCATTCCATGATGATTTTCAATACCTTTTGCCATCTCAAAGCCGGCTATTTCGAAGTGGCCACCTAGCCAATCACATTTTGCATTTGCAATAAATTTTAGTGATTTTTCTTCATTTTCAGCGCTAATCCAAGGGACAAGACCCATTTTAAAACCATTATACTCCATAACAGTAGGCTCATGAATAATATTTACTTCATTCATGTAATGCCCCAATAACTCTTTGAGACTATTTAGTTCGTTAGTATTTTTATAGTAGGTGTCATGGTTACCACAGATAATATCCATAGTAATACCATTTTCTCTTAACGGTTTAAGAAAGTGATGCCTGTTACGGTTAAGAGCACGGAAGTTGACAAACTTCCGGTTATCGTAGTAATCACCAAGATGGATAATATGCTTAATATTATGTTCCAAAAGATAAGGAAACAATACATCAGAATAAAATTTCTCTGCATTATCGAGAAATACGTCAGAGCTATTGCGGATGCCACAATGAGTGTCATTTAAAATACATACTTTCATTAAATTGCTTTCTGATATTACAACACTATTATACTATAAAAAATAGTATTTGTAAATAACTTTTTATAATTTATTCGTCTTCCATAAATCTGGATAGGTCAGAATCAACTTTTATGATTTTTTTTCTGCGTGCTTTATCTTCTTTTAGATAAGATTTGAATATAGTATCTTTTTCTTTTACTTTATCAATTCGCTCTTTCAACTGACCTAAGAAATTATTCATGACATTTGCAGCTGCTGTATCATTAACATCATTATAAACATATTGCTCAATACCACTTTGTGACAGGTATTTAAGCTTTACGTCCTGTTGTTTTTTCTCTTTTGCAATTCTACGTAAAAAGGCATACCAACTAATCTGTGTAAAATATGCAAATGCATTTGGATTGCCTGATCTTGTAGCAGCTTCTATATTATAATTTTCTATAGCCTTCAAACAATTCTCAACCGCATCCATAACCATTTCTTCTCTATAAGTATATCGAATAAAATTGGATTTATGAGATAAGCCCTCTGCTATTTTTAAAAAGCAAGAAGCAATATAATTTGGAACTAGTGGTAAATTTTCAACATTATTCTCTTTTGCTTCTTGCAAGTTCTTACAGTAATCTACGACTGCTAATGAGAACTCTTTGTTATTTACGTAATGAATGCTTTTCTTTTTTGCCATAATGAAATATCCTTTATAACATTTTAATCTGTTTTACAGAAAATGTACATATGTTTTTTATTCAATTTTTTTTGAGTTTTGCGCATTTAACTGTGTACAAACCTGCCAAACAGTGTATAATAAAAGTAACAGCTTTGTTGGAGGGTAGAGATACACTTAATGCATTGTGTCTTTAGGCCTAAACTTAATCACTTTAGAGTTTTCAATTTCTTCTGGTTCTGAATCCGTGATGTTTAGTAATTTTTTAATTTCAGAAGATGTCTTTTTTAATTCGTTAGCAATTTCTTCAACATCCATTTTATTTAATTTTACATTAGATTCAAACTGATCAAGGATCTCATTAGTTGGAATTGCAGTTACTACGACGTGGTATGGATTCAAAGTTTGAAACATGCTATCTTCTGTTTGCAAACACATAAAAGGTTCAAATGTATAATATCTGACACTAGTTTTTTCGTTATTCACAGAAACAATATTATATATATTCCTTACAATAATCTCTTCACTTACATCGTTGTCCCATTCGATAATCTCGCAAAGAATTTCTTCACCAGATACTAGCTTAAATTGTCTTACATTTTCACGTTTCATTTAATATCTACCTTTATTATTTGATACTTAAATTCTTCTTTTTCATAAATTTTTACTCGTTGAGCTGAATGTAATAAAGTATAGTTTTTCTGTGATTTCCAATGTAAATCATCAGCTACATCATAGAGAGTAGTAATCTGTCCATTGTCCGATTTCCGAAGTCCCCTACCAATAGACTGTAGGACTTTGATTTGTGACTTCGAAGGGCTTGCAAAAATAATATTATGCAAATTCCGTATGTTAATGCCAGTACTGAAAGTACCAAGACTAGCGACAATGATAGCATCTTTTTGTTTCTCCACTATTTGTCTTATGGCTTCTCTATCTGAAGTCGCAACTTCACCTGATACGAAAAATACTTTTCTTCCCTCAATTACCTTACTATTTATCAGCTCATAGAGAGGTTTGCCATGAGCGTCCACACGGTTAAATAAGACAAGAGTATTTCCTTTAGCAGATAAAGCCAAATTAGAAATGAGCCTGTTACGCCCAGTATTTCCAATGATGAAGTCAATTTCCTGCTGATATGTTTTTTTACCAAAGTTTTTACGTATCTCCTCTGCATAATTTAACAATAAAACCTTTATGTCTAAAGGTGCTAATGTTTCATTATCTTGTAATTTCTTTGTAGTAGTTACTTTATGTACCGGACCAAATAAACCTTCTAAAACCAATTTGTGTGTTTGAGTACCATCTAATGTTCCTGTTGTGCCGAACCGATACTTTGCTTCAGTAGCTTTATTCATAATTGATGACAATGACTTTGATTTAAAGCCATGACACTCATCGCCAATAACCATTCCGAATTGCTCAAACCATTTCTTAGGGTATTTATATATGCTTTGCCATGTCGAAATTATAATAGCTTTATCAGTATTTTTATCTTTACCAGAATAAATTCTATGCATACCTTCTGGGCTTTGTCCGTAATCTATAAAGTCTTGATGCATTTGTTCTACTAAAGAGGTTGTTGGAACAATGATAAGAACTCTACTAGCCTTAGGATATTTCCATCCTGTTGATAAATAGTGTAACCAGTATTTAATTAGTAAATATATTATAAATGATTTACCAGAACCTGTAGGAGATAATAATATTGCTCGAGTTCTTTTTAGGGCTATTTCAAGCGCATCGTATTGATAATCTCGAGGCTGAAATGGAAGTGCTTCGTCAGCTAGTAAATCAGCCATATGTTGAAGAGGTTGTGGAGGAGGCACCGGTAGACCATACGAAGATTCTTCAGTGTCAACAGTATACGATCGCTCAGCTGCAAACTTTATTAAATAAACATATAGCCCAGCAGAGAGCTCTCCAGTCATGTAATTGAATAATCTGATTTTACCATCCCATACCTTGTTACGGTATGCTGGCATAAATTTATAACCAGGTACATAGAAACTAAAGTATTCAGATAGTTCTTGTGCGACACCGCGCTCGCAATCAATATACATCATACTATAATTTATTAATTCAACTTTAATATCAGCCACTATCCACCTGCTTCAAATGTTTTCCATCTAATAATATTACCCACAGTTTGATGACGCCATTTTAAGGAATCAACTATATCTGTTAGGGTATCTATAACTGTTTTCCAATAGGCTATTTTTTCTTCACTTTTTTGAATATCAGGATCTGAGTCATAGTAATAATCCATTTCACCTTTCATGATCTTTAATCCATCCAGCGGATCATATGACCATCCCAGCTCGTCCATACGCTCTTGTGACATCTTACCATTATACCAAAGCCACTTATTTTTCAATAAAATCTTTTGTGCTGCTTCAGCTCTTCGAAGAGACAGCTTTGCATATGATAATTTTTCTAGATATTTTGCATGAAGCTTAGGAGTATCTCGTGATACTACATCTAATCTACTGTTGTCAATTACACAGTCTTCTTGCCATTGGGCAAGTATTGTTTGTAAGTCCATAATATAACCTTGTTATCAAGTAATTTCAAAATAGTTAAATCTAAATGAGATCGGATATGTTATATATCCTTCTGCATTCTGTGCTTCAAAGTCAACTGCTCCTAATGTTGTTGGAATACAGTCAATGTATTTAATTTTTCTGAGGGTATTGTTGTGGCTGCTTAATACATGAACTGTAATATCAGATTCAATTGGTGGCAACTTAGAGTCTCTACCTAAAGGATCTCTGTAATCCTCTTGAACCATTCGTGTTATCCAATTATGCATTTCGATATATGAGTTCATATTCTCATCTAGTACTAAATTTACGTTCAAATCACCATAGTTTAATTTATCAGCAACAAAATTAATCCTAGAAACTTTTTGATACTGTAGTTCAGCCGGTGCTGCATCAACAGAAGGATGGTTTATTCCGGTAGCAAAAAACTCTAAATTAGGATAATTCTCACGATCTACTACCAACCTAAATAAATTAGGCTGCAGCATATTCACATTATTTAAATCTGATGAGTGCGATGTAATAGATGACTTTACTTTAGCACTAGGATTTAATGTAACCATTTTTCTTCCTCTTTATATACCTGTATTTATATCAGTTAAAAAGAACACTTTTTTATAAATATACACGAAGGTGAATGAATAGGGGGACCACATGGTCGATCCAGTAACAGCTATTGGTTTAGCAACTACAGCATTTAATGGCATTAAAAAGGCCATATCTGTTGGGCGAGATATACAAGACATGACCGGGCAATTAGGAGCTTGGTCAAAAGCAATATCAGATATTGATTACGCGCATCAAAAGGCGGAAAAACCTCCATGGTATAAAGCTCTTGGTGGTGGAGTTCAAGCTAATGCTATGGAAGTTTGGATGCATAAGAAAAAAGCAGATGATATGAGAGAAGAACTAAGAAGCTTCATATCAGCTGTTTATGGTCCATCCGCGTGGAAAGAGATTCTACGTATAGAAGCTCAGATGAGAAAAGAACAAAAAGAAGCTGTTTATAGGGCAGAAGAAATAAAAGAAGCAATAATCACATGGACCTTTGGTATTCTTATAACCTTAGTAGCTACTTGTATTATGGGCGGTGTTATTTATTGGATTGGCTTAACGCAAAACAAATGGTAATTTTATTGTGCAGCTGCTTTATACAATACAACTTCAGGATTGACTCTAGTCATTCTAAGTTCTGAATATTCATCTGTATCATATAAACGCTGATAGTACTCACGTGCGTGCTTATGGCCAAATCCAGTGGCCCATTCAACAAGTTCACGCTTACCATTCTTATGCTGATAAGCCTTTATTGTCCATGAATCGTTATGCATAGTCATACTCCTTATAATCAACGATTGCAGCCAGATCTTTAACTAGCTGCTTACCATAATCGGTAAACAAAATACCTTGCTCCCAAACAAAATGCTCAACACATTGGACATTATAGAATGTCTCTGTACCAGACATCCACAAAAGAGCGTTAGTACGATTACCAGCACCAAGCTCAATAATATCTTGGATACGAGCTTCGAACTTCTCGATAGCGACTACTTCAGCTGCTTTCTCAGCTTTAGTATTTTCTTCGAGTTTCTCACAAAGCTCATCCCAATAAGCCTGTTTACGAGTAGGACCCATCATGTCCCAGTTATCCATGGCAGCACCGCGAGGGCGAAATCCATAAACATCTTTATAGAGATCTGAGAAACAATCGTTTGAATAAGTAAATTCCATTATAATACTCCACTTTCCATCAGTTGAAAGATTTCAGTTGCAGTTGCATCAAACTCTTCTTGTGAAGATTGAGAAAAGTCAAAACCAAGACCACCCATGTTATCAAAGATTTTTTCTGCATATTCCAATGTGCAGTTGAACTTTTTTTCGATTTCAAAAATATATAGCATTTGTTTTCTCCATTTGATATAACTATACTAACATATTACGAATCGTTTGTACACAGTTAATTGCGGTTCAGGCGCATTTTTGTTTTCAATGAAATCAATAGCTTATAAAAAAAGGGCGCCAAAGCGCCCTAGTTTAATCTTTTTGGAAGGTTATTCCTTCTCTTTTAGCGATCTTACGCGCCTAGGATGTTATCCACACGGAAGATTCTGTAGTACTGGTTAGCTTTCGCTGTACCGATATCGCTATCTGGTGTAGCACCAACGAATGGGTTAGCAACCATGCCGTAACGAGTTTTGAACCCGATGCGTGGCTGGAAGTCATTCTCACCAACTGCACGGACCATAGTTAGTGGTACGTATGGGCAATAGAATAGACCGGCGTCATATGGGTTTGTGCCTTTGTAACCAACAGTTACATAGTCAGCAGTTGCATATGGGTCGATGTATACACGAGTACGACCATTCAGTACACCAGCAAAAGTGTTACCTGTGTCATCAACGTTCAAGTTAGTTGCAAGCGCCGGAGCGTAATCCAACATACCAGAAGCTGAAAGCGCAGAAGCAACATCAGATGAACATACGATGAAGTTACCTTTACCCCGACGTGTTTCTTTTGCAATTGTGTTAGCTTCACGCTCGATTTGAATGATCAGACCTTTGAACTTCTCAACTGACCAACGACCATCTGCATCTGTTTGCACATTGAAGATACCATTGATTGCTGTGTTACCAGTAGTAGCACCAGTTTTCGCACGAGAGTTGATTGTACGTACAACTTCACGGTTGATTTCTGCCAAGATTTCAGTTGACAAGATGTTTGCCAATTCTGTCTCTGCATCCAAACCATGGATTGCTTTCAAGTCTTGTGCAAGCTCAAGAGTGTACTCAGCTTTCAACGCACGTGACTTGGCAGTTACAGTTGCTTTTTCAATGGAGAAACCCATTTCAGCAAAAGCAGTAGCACCTGAAGTACCTAGACCTTCAGCTTCAGTAGTTGTCATACCGCCACCAAAGTCTGGACCTGTACGTGAGTCATCAATTGTTGAATCTGCGTCGCCATCTGTCAAGCCTGAAAGACCTGAAGCGCCTTGTGATTGAGTACCACCTGAATCACCAGAGAAACCAGTTACGGCTTCATTGAACAGAGCTTCGTTACCAGCTGTTGCGCCAGCACGAGTTGTTTTGTAGTTTGACTTCATTGCGAAGATCAAACCAGTTGGACCTGTCATTGGCTGTACACCAGCAATGTCATATGCCATCAAGTTAGGCATCGCACGACGTACGAGTGAGATAAGTACTGGATTCCAGTTATCTGCATTACCTGTTGCGTTTGCGGCAGGTGCTTCTGCCAAGAAATTCGCACGGCTACC